TAGTAAGAAATATATTACAGATACAAAAGAATGGAAGTTTTTATTATCCAAGAGCTGACCAAAACTTTACAGCTAGTTATGCAAGATACGGTTATTTATCATTAAATATAATAGTAGATTTAATTGAAGGTGATTATATTGAATTATTTGCTTATTGTGATGATACATCAGGTAATCCAGTACTAGATGCAGCCAATTGTAGTATAAGTATACATAAATTAATAGGATAAATATGAGTACAGTAAAATCAAAAAAACTACAAGTCGGAACAGATGCTACTTCCTCTAATAACTTTACCATCTATCAACCAGCAACACCTGATGGAACATTAAGAATTGGTGTAGGTAATGCAGATAGTCCTACAGAGGTAGGTAGGTTTGACAGTAATGGATATGTAGCAACTAAAAATCCAGCATTTAAAGCAACAGTATCTTCTGCAAAAAGTCTTACAGGTGGAGCATACTATAAAGTTCCATTTGATTCAGTAAATTTTGATACTGTTGGAAGTTATGATACATCTAATTATAGATGGACTCCTAATGTTGAAGGATATTACCAATTTAATGCTTATGTGCAAACAACATCAGGAGTGGGTCAACATGGAGGATTTGCAAAAAATGGAAGTATTGTAGCATATGGAACAAATCATTCAAATGTAGCTCATTATGGAGACCAAAATAGTTGTATGTTATATATGAATGGAACAACTGATTATATAGAATATTATTTATTAGTAGGTTCTACCACAAATACAACATTTTCATTATCAACTGTTTGGTTTGATGGTGCGTTAGTTATGTCAACAAGATAAGGAAAAACAATGACACTTTACGAAAAAATTAAAACACTTTACACAGAACTAACTGATGAAGACTTTATGCCACATGGAGGTGGTACAATCATGCTTCAGAATGACAGCGATGGTCGTGGTGACTATATAAAAGAATGGCACCATACATTAGCTAAACCTACACAGGAACAATTAGACGGAGTTCAGTAATGACTATTAGTATTAAACCCACAGCATCAGGTTCAACGATAGAGCAAGACGGAAGTACCATACTTACTGTTGACGGCAGTGGGAATATTACGCCTAGTAATCAACTATATCCCAAAGTTCCATCGTGTCATGCGTATGGAAATGCAGACCAATCCATCACAACAACAACATGGACTAAAATTCAATTGAATGACAAAGACTGGGATACGACTAGTGATTTTGACACTACAAATTATAGATATACCCCATCAGTAGCAGGTTATTATCAAATGAATATGTGTGTAAGATTTACTAATTCAGGTTCACTACAGCACGCACAAGTCGCTATTTATAAAAATGGTAGTTTATATCGTAGTTTTAGTAATTTAAGAGATATTGTTTCTGTTAGTCCCCAGCACCTTGTTGGTTCAGGTTTAGTTTATTTAAATGGTTCAACAGATTATATTGAGATGTATGCTAATTTAGTAATGACCTCACCTGTTTTAGATTTTGCTGATACTCATTCTCGTTGTTGGTTAGAAGCACACCTAGTGAGCGTATAATGTTTGGTATAGCCGCATTTTCTCAATCACCCTTTAGTTCTCTAGCAGGTGCAGTCTTACTTGGACAAGCAAGTGTATCGGCTGACGCTACAGTTGTATCTACTGCTGTACGCTTAAGAACATCATCTGGTGATATATCATCTACTGCCACAATAACATCTGATGCTATTCTTATACTAAATGGTGTAGGTAATATCAATGTTGCAAGTGCAGTAACCATAGATGCTACACGCTTAAGAACAGTCTCTGGTGCAGTAAACGCTACAGCAAGTGCAAGTGTCACCTACTTAAGAATTAGAACAAACAGTGGTGCTATTGCAGGTTATGCACTGTTTGATGCAGAAGGATTCTCTCTCGCAGTTGCAAGTGGAACAATATTCTCTAATGTCAGTGTAACAGCAGATGGCTTTAGTGAAGCAAGGGCTACAGCAAGTATAGATGGTGATGCAACTGTATCCTGTCTAGGTGGTTTAATAGCAGATGCAGATGGTAACATCAACGCAACAGCATTAGCACAATGTCTAGCAAATGCTACATTTAGTGGCGATGCAATTATAGATGCAAACGGAACAATTACAGCACTAGGTTATGTACTAGGCGAAGAATGGTCAGATAGTGATGTTGGTACAGAAGTATGGACTGACTCTACTACTGGAAGCGAAATATGGGTGGAAGACACACCTGAATCAAACACATGGTTAAGACAAGGATAAAACATGGCAAAAACCAAAATATCAGAATACGATTCAACCGCAGCTAATAATACCGATGTAGATGGTATTAACATTGCAGAGAGTTGTCCTCCATCAGGCATTAACAATGCTATTCGTGAGGTCATGGCACATTTGAAAGACTTTCAGTCTGGAACAAGTGGTGACCCATTTACCAATTCTAGCACTGTTACATCATCAGGCACATTAGCAGTTACAGGTAATTTAACATTAGATGGTAGTGCAGGCACATCTGGTCAAGTTATCGTATCACAAGGTTCAGGCAACACTCCAATATGGGGAAGTGGTTTCCCAAGCGGTGGTATTATTATGTGGTCTGGTACGATTGCTACTATTCCCAGTGGTTGGTTATTATGTGACGGAACAAGTGGTACACCTGACTTACGAAACAAATTTGTTATTGCTGCACACTCTGATGATGGCGGTGTAGCTAAAACAACAGTTACAGGGACAGCAGCACAATCTGGTGGTAGTAAAGATGCAATCGTAGTAAGCCATACCCATACGGCTTCTGTTACAGATTCTGGACACACTCACTCATTAAATGGAGAAGGTATATTTGGTCAAGCAACAGATGGAACAGGAACACCATCCTCTGGATTTACTGGCGGATATCCTCTTGGTCAAATTAATGGTATTAATTCTGCTACGACAGGCATAACAGTGTCTAACTCAACAACAGGTTCTAGTGGCACAAACGCTAACTTACCTCCATACTATGCACTTGCATTTATAATGAAATCTTAAGGAATTATTATGCCAAAACAATTTAATCAAAATTTAACTGAATTTGAACAAAAAAGACTAGAGGCATATCCTGATATTAAAAACCAATTAGATATGTTATACCATGATATTAAATCTGGTAATTTAGAAAATGGAGCTTGGATAAAAGCAATAGATGCAGTAAAAAATAATATTGCAAAAGGGTAATTCATGGCAACTAGAATACAATTTGAAGAATGGTTACCTGACCAACCATCAGTAACCTCCCTACGAGATGCGAAGAATGTATTTCCTACTAGCATAGGATACTCACCTTTTGCAAACGCAGAAGATTTCTCTGGTAATGCAAGTGAAAACTTAAACTCTGTATTTGGTTCTAAATACGGTGATGAGGTTGCTATCTTTGCAGGTGGTGGAACAAAACTGTTTAAACTAGATGCAACAGACTTATCGCTAGATGATGTCTCCAAAGCTGGTGGATACAGTGGCGGTACATGGCATTTTGTGCAGTTTGGTAAAGTGGTAATTGCAGCTAATAATCAAGCTAAATTACAAGCGTGGACGATTGGTTCATCATCAGCATTTGCTGACCTAGACACTAATGCTCCTGTTGCTAAATATGTCACTGTAGTACGAGACTTTGTAGTATCAGCTAATATTGGTGCAGGAACAGACACTAACAAAGTACAATGGTCAGATATTAACGATGAGACTAATTGGGTATCTGGTACAACATCACAATCAGATTATCAGGTCATTCCTGATGGTGGTAACATTACTGGATTAACAGGTGGCGAGATAGGACTTATCTTTTTAGAAAAGTCTATTGTGCGTATGTCTTATGCAGGCTCACCATTATTCTTCCAGTTCGACACCATATCAAGAGGATTAGGCTGTATTGAAGGTAATTCTATTGCCCAGTACGGAGCTACATCATTCTTTCTTTCTGATGACGGTTTCTATAAATGTGATGGTCAAACAGTTACAGGGATTGGAACAGAAAAAGTAGACAGATACTTTTACAGCGATGCAGATTTAACAGACCTAGATTCTATGTCAGCATCTGTAGACCCTATTAAAAAATTAGTGGTATGGAACTATGCTAATGTAGATGGTGGTCGCAGTGTGTTAGTTTATAACTGGCAACTAAATAAGTGGTCAAGAGTTGAGACTCTAACTACAGGTGTGGGTAGTATCACTACGACAGGTTACACCCTAGAAGGCTTGGAAGCAGTATTGGGATACACTAATATTGATACATTACCTGCATCACTGGATGATAGATTATGGGTTGGTGGTAAGTTCTTATTTGCAGGATTTCAAGATGCAAAGATTGTGACCTTTACAGGCTCTACCTACAATTCAGAACTCATTACACCAGACCTAGAAGTAGGATATAACTCTGTGGCTACATTAGTCAGACCACAAATAGATAATGGTAGTGCAACTGTTAAAGTCGCATCAAGACGAGAACTAGACGATAACATACAATTTGGTTCATCTGTTACTACATCATCTGAAGGTCGTGCAAGTGTGCGTAGTGCAGGTCGTTATCATCGTTTCTCTATCAGCCCTACTGGTAACTGGACAAACGCAACTTCTATCGATGTAGACTTTAAGCCACAAGGTAACCGATAATGGCAGTTAGTAGATATAGAAGACTACAACCACAGTACGCAGATACTCGTGAGATTGCAGAAATTACCAACCAAGTTCTAAATGGTAAAACAAACAACACAGGCGAAGTAACATTACCACATGGTTCAGGTGGTGGTAGTGCAACCTATACGGTAAATGATGAAAGAGCAGGATTTAATTCAGTTATCTTATTTATGCCTTTATCTAATACCTCTGCTGGCAAATTAACTAGCATTTATGTTAGCCAAAGAAATAAAGGTAGTTTTGTAATCACATATAATGACAGTGGTTCTACTGATATTGAATTAGCATATGTTATAATAGGGTAGTGTATATCTAGGATTCTTTCATGGAAACTAACCTATTTGTAGTTCCTACAAACCATATTCACCAATTCTGGGATCTAGCTGTTCCTCACTTACAAAAAGCTATCGATGTAAGCTCTGGTGAATTTACTATAGATCAATTAAAACAATTTGTCGCACAAGGACAGTCAGACTTACTCCTTGTGATGGACGACAACAAACAATGTCACTGTGCATTTACAGTGCAGTGGATAAACTATCCTAATGACAGAGTAGCCTACATTACTTATATCGGTGGAGTCACTAATAAGAAATGCTGGAATCAATTCTGTACATGGGTAAAGAACAATGGTGGAACAAAGATACAAGGTTCTACCAAACTGGATGGTATCGTCAGATTATGGCGTATCAAATGGGGTATGCAACCTAAATATACACTAATGGAGTTAAAATTATGACCTTT